CGTGGCTTGCTACGGTGAATGCATGCATCGGGGCAGACAGCGCCGTCAAGGCCTTGTTTCCATGCATCCATTGGGTTCATGTCTTGACGCATGATTGATACTTGGATCGCGTCCCCTGTCTTGATATTCCCGCTTGGGTCTCGGACACAGCTTGCGACTACCATAATCGGGGTTCCGTCAAGCTGGGATAGGCCCGCCCACACAACGAAGGATGTGGGAATATCGGCTACCCGTGTCAGTCCAAGCATGGTCTTGAGGTGTTGGCGGTATGGCTTGCGCCACTTGTTCTTCTTGATGGGCATGGTGGTCTCCTGGCCAGGGCGTAGGTGTGCCCTGAGCTCGTGGTGGTTTGGTGGGTGTGGTTGGGTGTGGTTATCGCTTGTGGTACTTCACACGCGTCGAGTCTTTGCAAGGCCACCCGTTTAGGTATGAGAACCCGCGATAATTGCCGGTGGCGTGGAGCATCGACTCAAGAAGGGCAATCATCCCGCACCGTGCTTCCCTTGAGCAGGTGCTATGCTCTAGCATGTGGTTCGCGGTGTCGATCAGGTCTTCTACGCTGGTGGTTTTACGTGGTCGCATGTCAGGATCCTTTGGTGGGTGTGGTGTTTAGGCTGGGCACTTGGTTTGGTGGGTCCACTCCCACCCGTCGCAGGCATCACAGAGGTACTGCCCGTCGAGCTTGCTTGTGGGGTTGAATGCGATTGGGCTTAGCAGTGGGTTCTCGCAACCTTGCGTCGTGCATGGTGTGCTGTGGTTGATCTGGATCTTTCCAGAGGCAATGAGGGTGGCTAGTAGGCTGTGGTCTCTAAGCATGTCAGGATCCTTGGGTGGGTGTGGTGTGGTTGCTGTACCGTGCGCGGCATGCGTCGCAATAGTTGCAAGCTGCTCCGCCCCATGTTGGACGGTAGCATGCCGCTAGGTCTCGGAAGTGTGCAAGGAATGCCTCACGCTTGTCCTTGGGTTGGTCCAGCCACCATGCTAGGCGTTGTGCGTTTTCATCCTTGATTCTGGCGATACGTTCCGGGCTAAGGTGACGCGACGCGTCCGCGGCTGCGTTGTGCACTGCTAGTTCGTGGGTGTTGGTGATGATTACCATGTCAGGATCCTTGGGTGGGAGTGGTTGGGTGTGGGGTTCAGGGCGTCCAGTATCCAGAGCCGCTACACCAGTGGCAGAACTCGCCATTGGGGCCGCGTGGATAGCCTTCACATTCGGGGCATGGTTCAATCTGGCATATGATGCGCATGTCAGTATCCTTGGGTGGGTGTGGGGTTTGTCAGGGGCCGTCGGGTGCGCCGTCGCCGTACCATGCGCAGACGATCCAGATGTCGTCTTGTCCCATGTCCACACAAGCGTGGTCGTATCCGAATACCTCGGTTGCACGAATTCCGATCTGTACGGCGTCCGCAAGACTGTACTGATCTCGCCTTAGGACTCGGGTGTCGGGTGTGGAGTAGTCGGCAGGGTGAATGGGCATGCTGTGTCCGTGGTGGGTGTGGTACCGGTGTTTGTTTCCGATGACCCATCCTACACCGATTATGGAGAAAAGTGCAAGCACTATCTGCGCGATTCGTCGTAAATGTGCCCCCACTTAGGCGTAGTGGCCGATTTATCTTTGGACCGCATGCCACCACCGGACGTGCTACCATGCCCGTGGGGGTAGGGGGCAGCGAGCGCAAGCGAGCGGGGGTCGGGGGTCAAGTGCAGCTGACGAGGGCTGGAAGCCCGATTGCATGACCGGGCCTGTGCAGCTGCTGAGGGTAGGGTAAGGTCGGAAGCTGACGGAAAGGGTTAGCCCTCTCCCAGGTCCCAGCCTGAGACCGTGCAGGGGGCAAGGCGGAGCCGCTGACCCTACAGGGCGAAGGCTGGCAACATGCCGAGATAGGGGGGAACCCCAAATCGAGAAAATGTTGTTGATGGGGAAACCCCCTGAAGGGTGCCAGTTTACAGTCTGGGGAACGGCGGGGTGGGGTCTCACAACTAGGAGGTCCTATGGCCAAGCCGAGTACGATCACGAAGCTGCACAACCACCACTACAAGGCGGTGGAGATGATGTTGCGGGGGCTGTCGAAGGCGGAGGTTGCCCGTAAGCTGGGGATGAGTCGTCAGAGCGTGACTCACTGGTCGAACCATGAGCCGTTGTTCATCGAGGAGTACCAGCGCCGGTTTGCTGAGATTCGCGAGTATTCGTTGAAAGGGCATGCGGAGTTCATTGAGGAGATCAATGGGAAGGGGCGTGAGCTCGTTGATACTGCTTTGCAGTGTTTGGCTGAGCTGATGGTTGATCCGGAGGCGCAGGGGAGTGCTCGAGTAAGCGCAGCCAGGGTGATCTTGGAGCGGTTTGCGAATGAGCCTAAGCAGGTGATCACGCAGACGAAGACAACGAAGAATGGGGAGATGTCGTTGGAGCAGGCTCTGAAGTTGGTGAAGTGAGGCTATGCTGAAAAATATTCTGGTTTACACCTGGGGATCCTGAATGCCGATCAAGCTGCCGGACATGCCGAAGGGATTGGCGCTTCAACTTGCCGAGGCCTGCAATGACCCGTCGCAGTTCATCAAGCTGCTGAAGATCCACCACAAGTACGAACATCGCCTGGTGGAGTTCAAGCCCAACACAGAGCAGGTGAGGCTTCTCGAGGAGCTCCAACAGTACAACCGCATTGTGATTCTGAAGCCCCGGCAGATTGGGATCAGCACGTTGCTGCGGGCCTGGTCTTTCTACAAGGCATGGACGAGCCAGGAGGCGCTCCGAGAGGGCGTGGTGAGCCATCACCAACGCAGTGCGCGGCACATGCACGACATGGACAAGATGTTCTATGCGCAGTTGCCTGAGCTGATGCGCAGAGGACTCGATGTGGACAACACCACAACGCTGCGGTTTGCCGATACCCAGGCCGAGGTGTCCTCGTTCACGGCTTCATCCAAACACGGCACCCGGTCGTTCACCCTGTCGAGCGCGCATCTGTCTGAGTTTGCGTTTTATACAGACCCCGAAGAGACACTGGCCACCGTCACAGCCACCGTGGGTGATGGACAGATCATCATTGAGACCACACCCAATATGCCAGGGGATGCGTTCCACAGACTGTGCGAGGGCGCGCAAGATGGAACCAATGGCTGGCGCCTGGTCACGTTCTGGTGGTGGGAACACGACAGATACAGACAGAACCCACCAACCGACTTTGAACGCACAGACGACGAACAAGAACTGGCCGACCGGTACAAGCTCGATGACCAACAGATCTACTGGCGACGGACCCAGGTCAACACCATGGGTGTCGCAAAGTTCCGGCGTGAATACCCAGCATGCCTGGATGATGCCTTCCACAACACAGGGAACACATACCTGGAGGGAAGCATCTTCGATGAGATCGAGACCGTTGAGTTCGACACGCCAGAGATGGTTCTCGAGGATCCGAACTATGACGACAAGTATGCAATGGGCGTCGATGTCGGTGGGGGACTCGGCCTGGATCACTCGGTGATCACTGTCATCTCATGCACCACAATGCAACCCGTCTATATGTGGCGTTCAAACCGGGTTACCCCGGTGGGCTTCGCAGACAAGATCGCCACGGTATACGACAAATACAATCAACCACGGATCCTGTGTGAGTCCAACAACCATGGGCACGTCACCTTGTACCGGCTCCGAGAGTTGGGCGTGAAGAACCTGTGGTTGTCACCAGAGGGAAAAGACTGGACAACATCCGTCAAGAGTAAGCTTGAGGCATATGAAGTCTTCCGTGAGTTCCTGGTGAGCGGATTGATTCGATGCATGCCCGCATCCGCCTGTATGGAGCTCAGACAGCTCATCGTGAAGTCCATCAACCCTGAAGCGCCACGCGGGCTGCACGACGATATGGCCATGTCAATGGCTCTGGCCTACAGATGTATGCGCGACTTGCCACGCCGTCAGGTGATAGGCTTTACCCGAAGCCTGATGGACAAGCGCCTGAGCTCAGCACGAGCAAAGCGCATCCGAGGTCAGGTCATCCCATGGAGAGTGGCTGAATGAAACTGGAACCAAAGACCGCCGCCCGCCTTGTGCAGGAACACGACCTATACTGGGACGACATGAGGCCGCGCCTTAGAAAGCTCAAGGCCGCATACGAGACGAACTACTGGGATCGAACCCAAGAGGCCCGAGGCCAGATCATCATCGAGACCTCGAGAGCGTATGAGTTCATCGAGGGCTACATCGCATCCTTGTTCTCGCGGAATCCGTCTGTTGTTGTCAAGGGCGACGTGCGTGGACGTGGAAACGCCATGAAGGCTGAGGCCCTGGTCAACCAGTTCTTGCTCAGCATCCGCTCCCAAGTCGAAGACGCCTCCCGGCTGGCCCTGATCTTCCCTTGTGCATTCTTGAAGATGAGCCCCGTGGATCACCCCGATCCATTCCGGCGTGTGCGTACCACACCCGTGAAGCCGTGGGACATCCTGGTGGACGACAAGGCCGACTCTTGGGATGACCAGCGGTACATCGGCCACCGATACTGGGTTCCACTACACAAGGCCCGCGCCCTGTGGGGAAACAAGAAGTACAAAGCACAAGCGAAGAGCGACTACCTGGACAACGACGTTCCTGATGGGGCCGGGGTGACAGAGTCTGAGTCTGACGACTTTGACAAGTTCATCCAGGTCGTTGAGTTCTATGACATGGTCAGCGACCGACTCCTGGTGTGGAGCCCGAACTACGCTGATGGAAAGAAGTGGCTCTTCGACGGGATCGACATCGACATCGAGGGAAGCACGGAGAAGATCCGACGCATTCCTTTTCGCACAGCCGACGATCACCCCATCGTTCCCATCTCCCCCGTGTACTATAGCCGGCTTCCCGACAACCCCGTGCGCGGATACTCGGCGTTGCACCGTGTGTATGACCAGATCCAAGAAGTCAACATTTCGCGAACCTTCCAAGCCAACGCTGTCCGGAAGGCATCGCGCCAGTGGCTGGTGGAGAAGGGGGTCATCGACTCAGAGGCCATGGCCAAGATCTCGCTGGGCCAAGATGGTGAGTTCATCGAAGTGGATCTGAGTCCAGGCCAAACCCTGGCTGGAACTGTTCAGCCTGTGCCACACACGCAGACCCCACCAGAGATCCAGCACTACATCGAGCAAGTCCAGACGGATCTCGACAGAGGCAGCGTCATGGCTCCGTTCACGCGGGGACAGGCATCAAGCCGCGCCACAGCCACTGAGATCACCGCACTGGCTTCCTACAGCCACTCCGAGGTGGGCCGGCTTGCCAGAGAGCGTGACGGGTCCATTGAGGCCATCTCCCGCATCTACATTGCGATGATGGGCCTGTACCTGGCTGAGGGCAAGAAGGACATGATCATCATGAACGGCAAGACGGATGTCTTGAGCCCCAAGGATCTGTCTGGAGACTTCTCCTACTTTGCCCAGGACTCCGGCTCTACGCCCATGTCTGAGGCCCAAAAGAAGGGGGAACTGCTTGGTGCCATCAGTCTATTGATGGAGCTCGGCGTGCCAGCCGACGCCCTTCGCTCTGAGGTTGTGCGCCTGCTTGACCTCCCAGAGTCCTTCAATGAGGCGATGCCAGCCGGGCCGGCAGGTATGCCTGGGCAGATGCCACCTGGAATGCCAATGCCCGCCCCAAATCAGTCCCCTGAGACCATGGGTCTCATGCCTGGGGGCCTGCCAAGTCCTGAGCAGATTGCAAGCGTTCTGCCCTCATGATGTACGAGTTTCGATGCCTCCAAGGTCACGTTACCGAGGACTTGTTTCACCACACGAAGCGCCCAGAAAGCATCAAATGTGAGATCTGCGGTACAGATGCACGCCACATTCTAAGCTTGGTGGCCAATACGCCGGGCAGATGGGGTGATGGCCGTGGGTACTACGACTCAGCACTCGGGACATACATCGAAAACGCCCAACACAAGGACAAGGTGCTGGCCGATAAGGGCCTGGTGCATGAGTCCGACATGGCGGGCGGCTTTTGTGACTCCAAAGTCCAAGATTCAATCAACGAGAAGAAGTCTCACGACCAAGACATGTCCAGATACCAAGCATCTATGGATAACCATGGTGATATGGGCAGAGCATTTGCTGAAACATTCCCCTCAGAGGACACCGCCTGATGCCCACATACCCACCAGCCCCCACAAATGGGGGTGACATCGAGATTCTTGAAGAGGTTGAGGCCGACGCGCCAGTTCCAGACGCACCTCAACTCCCAGGCTCCGTGGCACGGGCCGCACAAGAGGCAGATGACGCCACCGACGACGCCCTTGGGGCCTCATCCCCCGTGGGAGACTTCACGGTGGACGGTTTGAACACTGTGGTGACAGAACTCAACAAGTTGCTGCCCAAGTTTGGCATTGAAGAGCCATATGAGGACTTCACCGAGGACAGCCAGACACTTCCGCCAGAGTTCATGCGAATGCTGATGATGGTGGCCGCCGCCGCCAAGGATGCCGCCATGATGGACCTGGCACAAGACCTTGAGAGGGCCACCACCGACCAGGACATGATTGCATTGGCCGGAAAGCTGCGCGCACTGTCTGATTCTGCGGACTTTGAGCGGTTCCTGAACACGAACATGCCTGAACAGGAATCCGCCGCCCCGGAGGTGGCCCCCGATGAGCCGCTCCCCGCCGCTCCACCCACCTCCGGTGGCGG